TTTGAAATTAGAGCCGGCCGGCAAGATATCTGGTCTTTTGTTTTTGAGAAGAGGCGATAGTGGAAATATTGATTTGTAGACTCAAGCCTTGGATGGCGATTGAGGTCGCGAAAAACTTATCCGCACAAGGGCATGGAGTGCATTCTATAGATCACGGCCAACTCGAAGAATATGAAGCAAGCGGTGTCTTTAAGAGTTGCCACCTATGGAAATGGATAGATACGCCTAAAAAAGAACTTGAGGAACAATTCCGGGAGATCGTTACACAACATAAGATCGACCTGGTCATTATCACGCAGAAGCTGTTTCTTTATTCCAATGTGGCCGAGAAAGTTTGCGCGGATCTCAATATAAAACGTATCTTCACGGAGTTTTTCTTTGACGACAAGCTGATCTTTGATGATATAGGTCTGCAATATACCAGAGACAATCAAGCCACCGGAGCCAGCAATCTGCCAATAGATTGGCCTAAGAGCGATCGGGAGACTCAGCCGAGTGATACATATATGGCAGAGCTGCGGGCAAAATACAATCTACTGACAGACAAGATCGTCGTAGTATACGGACAAGTATTATGGGATATGAGTCTTTTGGAATCTCCGTGCGGGATAACTTATGACGAATATATAGAAGGCCTATGTCAGAATAATATGGACACAACATTTTTATTTAAGCCTCACCCGAAGGATGCATGGGGCACGCCCACTTCTGCCAAATATTCCTATCCGAATTTGATAAGAGTCAATGAGTCTTTGAGGACGTTGTTCAAGTTTCAAGCTCACACAGCTTATTCTTCGACAGTGATATTCGAAGGTGTATCGCGAGGCCTTCGCTTCGCCTCGGTTGGTTATCACTTATTGCAAAATCACACACACAAGATAAAACGCGGAGAGTTTGGCGATATCTTCAACAAGATCTTGTCGTATAAACCCGACACGGTATCCATCCGGCACGAAGCGTCTTATATCACGAATATTTATGCCATGCCGATGTCAGACCAATATCTTGCCAACAGGTTAATCCACGGGTTGAATCAAACGCAGAGGGAATATGTCCTGGAAAAGAAAGCAGTTTGATCGGCGCGAAAGAATCCAAAACAGAACTACTGGCCGGAAATGGATGCGTATGCGCCACGCCGTGCTTGTGGAGGAACCTGTATGCCGGATATGTGGCCGGCGGGCTTCGGTTCAAGTGGATCACATTGTGCCTTTAAGTAAAGGGGGCACAGATATGAGAGACAACCTTCAAGGGGTATGCGACGATTGCCACGACGAAAAGACGGCTAAAGACCTGGGTATTAAGCCCCCGCCAAACAAGATAGGTTTAGACGGATACCCTTTGCCAAAAGGAGACGAGAGCGATGGCAAGAAAATTTTTTAGATTCATTACGTCATTTATGCTTTGTATGCTTCCTTTCGGTGTTGTTGTTCTCCTTATATTTATTTCAAAAGAAATCAATAAGAGGAGTCGCAGGTATTACGGATGATATAAAACGTGCTACTGATGTGCTACAATTTTATTAAAACGTGCTACCAGTGTAAGTATATGATACACAATAGGATGGGGCGGGGGGGAGAAAAAGTGATTAAGCTCTCCGACGGAAATCGGACTCGCAGTCATTTTTTTGCGAAACCCGGTTTTTGGGAAACAGGGTCAAAGGCAAAATAGGTGAAAAATGGGAAGACGTGGACCAATGCCAAAAAGCAAGGCTTTGCAGATGCTACATGGCACTATGCCATTAAAGGCAGAGGTCGTCGATGAGTTAAAAGAAGAATTTACCCCTCCGGAAAAACCAAAGCATTTTGAAAAAAAAGAATCTGAGGCGTGGGATAAAACTGTTGAATTGCTCCGGCCGATGATGACGCTCAGAAAAGTTGATATTGCTGTATTGGGAGCGTATTGTTCAGCTTTCGTGAGATGGCAAAAAGCAGAAGAGGAACTGTCTGGAAAAAATTTGTGTGTAAATGGAATGGAAGGACCAAAGGTTAATCCGTTGGTTACCATAAGCCGCGACGCGCAAAGAGATATGGTGTTTTATGCTGCTCAACTCGGAATGACTCCAGCATCCAGAATAAAAATGGCAACGGGGGCAACAAGGGTGATTGAAAAAAACCCTTGGGTTAAGCTGAAAAGCCTAAAAAAATGAAAAAGTCTAAAAAAAGAAAGAAGGTTGCTGATCGTCAGCCTTTACGCGATCTCATTCGTCAGGAATCATGGACGAATATTGCTATAAAATACGCTAAAGAGGCGATCGATGGAAACAATAGAAATCGTTTTGGCAAGTGGATTCGGCTTGCCGCGGAACGATTTCTTAAAGACCTTGACCGGGCAAAAATAAGCGATAGACCGTTTGAATACATTGAAGTTGAAGTCGACAAAGTGTGTGGTTTTATCTCTAATCTTCCACACGTCGAGGGTATATGGAAGACCGAAAACATCACACTTGAGCCTTTCCAGATATTCTTTTTATGCAATTTATTCGGGTTCAGGAATCTTGACGGAACACGAAGGTTTACTTCGGTGCTATTCGGCATGGCCCGAAAGAACGCCAAGAGCTCGCTTGCGGCCGGCATCGGCCTTTATTGCCTGACGATGGAGAACGAGAAGGGCCCACAGGTAATTTCCGCGGCGACCACCGGAGATCAGGCGGCCATTGTGTTCAAAATTGCCAAGCGGATGGCGGACAAGCGACCACAACTGAGAGAAGCTTTCAACGTCGAATGCTTTACCAGGGCAATCTCCTGTTATGAAAGCGGGGGGTTGTTTAAGGCTATCAACGCCAAGGCATCGACCCAGGACGGACTTAATCCATCTTGCGCCATCCTGGACGAGATCCATGCCCACAAAACCCACGATCTTCTGAATGTCCTGCAGTCGGCCGCCGGCGGCCGGAGGAATCCGCTGTTCCTATTTACGACAACAGAGGGGTATGAGACCCCAGGGCCATGGCCGGAAATGCGAAAATTCGGCCAGCAGGTCCTTGAGGGCGTAGTTGATGCCGATCATTTTCTTGTTATTTTTTATGCCATTGACGATAAAGATGATGAATTCGACGAAAACATCTGGCCGAAGGCCAATCCACTCATTTCTGTTTCGGATCCGTTATTAAAAGCCATTCGCAAGGAGGCAACAGAGGCTAAATCCATGCCAGGCCGTCATGCCGAATTTTTAATTAAGCGCATGAACAGGCAAAGCTCGACAGCTAACGGCTGGATAGATCTGCAAAAGTGGAAAGCCTGCTCTGATGTGGTCCCCCTTGAAGACTTAAAAAATGAGCCGTGTTATGGCGCCCTCGATCTGGCAAGCACCAGAGATCTTGCATCTTTTCGATTAGTATGGAAAAAGGACGGGACCCTTTATACTTATGGCTGGCGTTGGGTCCCCCAAACCACGGTCGCTATCAGGACACAAAGAAATCTTGTCCCTTATGCGGGTTGGGTAAGAGCCGGATTTATGCTCGAGACGCCAGGGGAAGTGACAGATTATGATGTGATATTAAAAAAGGTTTTGTGGGTCAAAGATAACTTCAACCTTGTAGCCGTCGCTTTTGACCAATGGAACGCCGCGCAAATTGCATCAAAGCTCTCTGCCGAAGGCTTAGAGATGATCCAATTTATTCAAGGCCCTAAATCATATCATCCATCGATGAAGAATTTTGAGGAAACCTATATCGGAGGAAAATTCAAGCATGGCGGCGACCCCGTGCTTACCTGGTGCGCCTCAAACATTGTGACCAGGACAGACGCCAACATGAACATGGCGCCCGACAAAAAGAAAAGTGCCGACAAGATAGACGATATGACAGCTCTTCTCATGGCCAATGGGATTTTGATAGGGCAAAACTCGCAAGAGGAAGGCGATCTTGACGATTTTCTCAATGATCCCATAATCATAAAATAACCTATTTCACAGGTGGACTGCGCAAGTGATTATTTTTCTAATACGGCAATTATGGTTTCTGCGGGGAATAAATAGGTCCAGAAACGTTCATACTGTTCTGGGTATTTATTGAATAGCTTTTGAAGGCCGAAAAAGCGGAAAGTTTTATAAAATCTAATTAAACGGGTTGTTTTTTTAAGTTGTTCTTCGCCGAGTAATGATCTAAAAGTAAAGTAGGAAAAATATCGTTTGTGTTCAAGGTCTGAATATGCGACGTAATTTGAAAAGTGCGGAACTTCCATAATGAGGTTTCCACCCGGCTTTAAAATGCGGATAGCTTCTTGAACAAGAATGCACGGATTATTGAGGTGTTCAAGAATATGTTTTGCATAGATGAGATCGGCAGAGTTATCAGGGAATGGAAATGGTTTTTTTTCAAAATCATGGATAACATCGGCATCGCTGTCGGAATTGATATCAACACCTATGGCTCCTTTAACTTTATTTTTTTTACAACCAAAATCAAGAATAACCATAAGCTGAAATTATCATTTTTATGCAGCCTTGTCAAGCGCGCCATAGGATTTTTTAAAACAACATTCCTTCCCGAAGATTCGGGAGTATTTGTCGCTTTTATAGGCGCCGCAATGAGATAATATAATCAAACAATTTAACCAGACAT